TTATGAGAGCAGGAAATGAGAGACTTTCCGGGAATGACATTGTTATTCCGGTAGCAGCAGATGAGAGTATCACAGAAGGACATCTGGTTGCAATCAGCGCAGCCGGATATGCAAGCGAGGCATCGAAGGCTGAGAACCTTATGATTGCAGGATGTGCAATGAAGCCTGTAGATAATACAGGCGGAGAGGATGGAGCCGTAGAGGTGCAGGTGAGACGAGGTGCTTTCGTTTGGAATAATGATGGAAGCATTAAAGCAACAGATGTTATGAAACCATGTTATGTGTCTGATGCACAGACCGTAACGATCACATCAACAGGATCAAGCAAGGCAGGTGTCATCCTTGGAATCGAGGGCGACGGTGTCATTGTAGAGACATTATAGGAGGGTAACCAAGATGATTGTAAACCAGCAGAACTTACACGGGTTGAATGTAGCTTATTCAACCGCATATAACAAAGCATTTCAGGGTAGAAAGACTCAGTATGAGAGGATTGCAACTGTTGTACCAAGTACAACGGCAAGTACAGATTATAAATGGCTCGGACAGATGCCGCAGATGCGAGAGTGGATCGGAGAAAGAGAGATTCAGTCACTTTCAGCTTACAACTATGCTATTAGAAATAAGAAGTTTGAAATGACTGTTGCTGTACCAAGAGATGATATTGAAGATGATACTTATGGCGTATATGCGCCAATGTTTGCAAACATTGGTGAAGCAGCCGCAGAGCATCCGGATGTTCTGGTCTTTGATGCATTAAAAGCCGGATTTAAAGAAAACTGTTATGATGGGAAACCATTTTTTGCACAGGATCATGCTTCCGGAAAGGATGGAAAGCAGACTGTGAGCAACATGACAACAGAAAAACTCTCCACAGATGCATATGTTGAGGCACGTGCAGCCATGATGGGACTTTTGGGCGATCAGGGAAAGAGCCTTAATATTGTTCCAAATTTATTGGTTGTTTCGCCAGCGAATGAAAAGATGGGAAGACTCATCCTGGAAGCCGACCAGATTGAGGGAACCACAAATGTTCTGAAAGGAACAGCAGAGCTTCTGGTTGTGACTGAACTTGCAGACCAGCCGGATTACTGGTTCCTGCTTGCAACACAGAAAGCACTTAAACCTATCATTTATCAGAAAAGAAAACCTATTAAGCTTACCAGCAAGACGAATGACAATGATGATACTGTATTCATGAAAGATCAATTCATCTGGGGAGCAGATGGACGTTCCAATGCAGGTTATGGTTTCTGGCAGATGGCATATGGTTCCACTGGAACAACAAGCTCGAAAGGCTAGGTGATCTGAATGGCATATTGTACCGCAGCGGAAGTCCTCGATATGCTGAAAGAGGATATGTTAAACGTCATTATTGGCGACAACTACATAGAGAATGAGGATGAAAGAATCCAAGCCATTACGCCTATTGTAGAACAGGCGATCGCCGATGCCGATGCTGAGATTGACGGTTATCTCGCCAAGCGGTACAAGGTGCCGTTTGAGAAGACACCGCAGGTGATCAATAAGTTTGCAAAAGATATTGCACTTTACAACATGGTCTCAAGAAAAGGAGTGGATGAAAACGACAGGGAAAAAACATACCTTACCCGTTATAATGCAGCCATTGCTTTTCTGACCAAAGTTGCAGAGGGCAGGATCAGTATTGGTGTCAGCGAAAACAATACTGAGGATGCAGCCAGGATAGGCTTTTCAATGTCAAACTCACCAAGACTGTTTTCGAGGGGAAACATGAAAGGTTGGTGATGGGATGTCATCAGTAAGCGTCCGGTTGGACGATGAAACAGATCAGCTGCTACAGAGGCTGAAAGATATGTCTGACATTGATAAAGCGGGGATGATGAATGCTATTGCCGAAGGATTGAGGACATCTACATTAGAAAGATTCCGGACGGAAGAAAGCCCGGACGGAAAAAAATGGAAGCGTTCCATACGTGCCGAGAAAAGTGGAGGAAAGACACTGACCAAGACAAGAGCTCTCAGCACATCCATTCATGCACAATCAGACAGTTCTGGTCTTGCCGTAGGTACCAACCTTATCTATGCAGCTACGCACCAGTTTGGTGATGAACGTACAATCAGGGCAAAGAAAGGCAAGCATCTGAAGTTCCAGATAGGAGACAGATGGATCAGCAAGCCACAGGTAAGTGTAAAGATACCGGCGAGAGAATTTCTTGGTATAAGCCAGCAGGATGATATGGATATACAGGAAATGCTGAAAGAATTGTTTGAGGAGTAAGAGATGAAGGAAGAAAGAGATTACCTGGTGAAAGTATTAAAGGAATCTGGTATCAGGTCAAGAGTACATGATTCAATGAAAAGCCTCAAAAATTGCAATGAAACACATGTTGGGGCAGTTTTAAGGGTGAAAGAAACATTTTCGCGTTCAGGCTCAAAAAGAATATATGAAGAATCGGGGCAACGGAAACAGCGGAAGAAACTTCATGAGAGAATCACGATACTGCATGTAGTGATTGCAGATTCAGATGAAGAGAAAGTTGACACGATACTGACTAATTTCATGAAAAAAATTGGAAAAGGTCTTCCGGTAGATAGAAACTGGGTAGAGATCAATGTCGGAGATGTGGACTGGATCGAGGAGGGGGACAGCATCCTGAGAAGTAAAATAGCAGTTGAATTTGATGTCACGCTGACAGGTGGCATTTATGAGGATACAGATCTTAAGAAAGTCGGAATCGGAATGATTGAGAAAAAATAATAACAGGAGGAATAATATGGCAGAGAAAAAAGAGTATATGACCATTGAGGAACTGAAAACCCGGAAAAACACTTCGAATGCAGTATTTGCAGGTGTAAAAACTGCCAATGAGTGGGGAACAGGAAAGATGGTCACAGAAGATGAATATGATGCGGCAGTAAAAGCCTTTTATGATGCACCAATGGATGGGAGCGTGAGATAAATGTTTAGCGAGGTTAATATCGAAGTCCAGGACGGAAATCTTGGAAGAAACACATCCACCGGATCTTTTGTACATGTAAAAATCGGTGCGTCTACATCAGACAGTACGGTGCCAGTACTTGTGACAAACACAATGAAGCCATCAGATATCAAGGAAAAACTTGGATGCACACCACTTTCTGACGCATGTATTGATGCAACGGAGAATGGATTGAAAAAGTTATATGCTATCCCGGTCAAAGCAGATGTTGATGGAAAAATTGGCGAGGTAACTAAAACTGGCGAGAGCAAGGGAACTGTCACTGCATCTGGAAAGCCGAACAATGCATATGATGTTGTAGTAAAAATCACAACAACCGGGAAAGTAAATAAAGGAGCATTTGCTTACTCCATTGATGGAGGAAATAACTTCTCTGATGAGTACACAATCCCATTGGGAGGAACATTTGAAATTCCGGGTACAGGGATCACTCTTAATTTTGCAGATAGTGGAGAAGATGAACAATCATTCATTGAAGATGATGCGTTTTCTTTCAGCTCGACAGCTCCGACGCTCAGCAACTCAAGTGTGCTTAAGGCTGTTGAAAGTCTGATCAGCTTTAATTCGGAGTTTGAGATTGTACATATTGTTGGAACATCTGGAAAAACACTGTGGGCGGCACTTGCCGAACAGGGAAAAGAATTTCTTGAGACTTATAAAAAGCCATGCATTTTCTTATGTGAGGGCAGGGAATGTGGAGATAAGGAAAGCATTGATGAATACCTTACATCAATGAAGGCGGAGAGAAAGGGCATTAACAGTATGTTTATTGCAGTCGTGCTTTCCTATGGATTATACACAAGAAAAGATCTGCGTACACAGAAAATCAATCTTGCAGGTGTTGTTTCAGGATTATTAGGACAGGCGAAAGAAAGCTTATCTATTGGCTGTGTAAAAGAATTTCCTATTAGTTCTTCAAAACTCCAGAAACTTTTCCCGGAAGGAATTGCAGAGTACACAAAAGAATTGGATGAACTTGGATATATCACACTGAGACAGTACACAGGCAAAGAAGATTTTTATGTAACAAATGCCAATGTGCTTGCTGCAGACGGAAGCGATTTCCCATATGTCGAAAATGTCCGGGTACTCAATCGTATCGTGAGGGAAGTGAGCAAAAAGGCAACGGATAATATCCAGGCAGAAATTGATCCGGATAATATTGAGGCAAGCATTAAGCCGTTTGAGGCTGATCTTGGAATTGCAATTGATAATTGCATCAAAGATAAGATCATCAGTTCCGGATCAGTCACGATCGAAACGGAAAATGTAAACATCCTTGTGGATGAGACCTTAAACGTAAGCATTGAATGGGTTCCGATGGGAACGGTCAGAAAGTTCGATTTGACATTTGCAGTCAATAATCCATATGGAGCAGGAGCAGAATAGGAGGTTGGGATAGATGGATCCATTGATCAATGGTAAAAGTTATGACTGGTCGAGCATTGATTTTCACATGACAGATATGAACAATGTGCAGATCCAGGAGGTTGATTACGGAGATGAACAGGGACTTGATCCTGTTTATGGAAAAGGTGGCAAGATCAGAGGATATGGTACTGGCAACCAGAAAAATACCTTTAAGATAACCTTGCTTCGTGAAGATTATGACGAAATGTGCCGCGTGATCAAGTCAAGCGGATGTAAACATTTCTACGGATACATGATCCCGAAAGTTACTGTAAGTTATGCAGATGAGGGTGCTAAGACATCTACAGATGTTATCACACAGATTGTGTTTAATAAAAGAGATTTCAAAGGGGCGCAGGGTGATACATCCTTAAAAGTGACGATCGAGGGTATGGCTATAGGCGGAATCAGCACGAATGGTCTTGAAGCATAATCATTATTTTTGACAAAAATTTGGAGGAAAACAAGATGGATAACGTTATGGAAGGACAGTTAACAGAGAACAAGCAGGAGTTCACGGAACCTGAGTTAGAAAGCCTTAGAAGAAAATACAAGGCGCAGGATGGAAGGATTTATGAGGTCACAACAACCATTCAGGAAGATGATGAAGAAGAAAAGACTTTTACTTTCCTCTTTAGAAAGCCTGGAACGGCGTCTTATGAACGCTATGTAAAACTGTCGTCAAATTCTGCAGTAAAAGCATTAAAGACTTTTGTCCTGGATAATATCTGTGAGGAGCAGTACAAGAAATTAGAAGCTGCTCTTGAGGAGTATCCGGCAATGGGAATCAGCCTTGGGGAGAAGCTTCTTAACATGCTTGGATTATCTAAGGATACGGCAGTAAAAAAGCTGTAGAGCAGGAAAAGGAAAGCATTAAAAGTAATTTTTTGGAATATGGAAGGCTGCTGATCAATATGTATCTTCCCGGGAAATTAGTTCCGGAAAATATTTATGATATGCCTTTTGAGGATTTTTTAAAACTTTTAGCGATGGCAGAAATTGCAAGAGATTTAAGGATTGAAGATATAGAGGTGGGCGTAAATAAAGGATATGTGGAAGCACATCCAGATTCACAATGAAGGTTAAAAAGATGCCCGGGTTACTCATCGGGCATCTTTTAATATGAGGTGATAGAAGTATGGGAATGGATTCTGTTTATAAGTTGTCCGTTGTTCTCGGACTGACAGATAACATGACTGGAAACCTCTCAAGTGTGACGAATAAGGTGGCTGATAGTACAGAAAAACTGAACAAGGCATTTGGAAGCGTCCAAAAGGCTGGAGCTGTCATGGTGGGCGTAGGAACGGCACTGACAACGGCGTGCCTTGGTACTGTGCAATCTACATTTGATACACAGAATGCCCTTGGAGAACTTGCGTCTCTGGGAGTGCAGGATCTAGCCGCAGTAGAAAAGGCAGCAAAGAACTTTTCTGATACATGGGCTGGAACGACAAAAAGCGAATTTATTAGTGCATCTTATGATATTAAATCAGGTATTGCATCGCTGACCGATGAAGGTGTGGCAAAGTTCACGGAACTTGCAGCCTTGACCGGTAAGGCAACAAAATCCACAACAGAAGAGATGGGTTCTTTATTTGCAACTGGCTATGGTATTTACAAAGGTGCATATGAGGATATGTCAGACCTTGAATTTGGTGAGATGTTCTCAGCCGGTATTGCTACAGCGGTTAAGAACTATAAAACAGCTGGTTCGGAGATGGCAAGTGCAATCTCAATGTTAGGAGCCACAGCAACAAATAATAAGATATCCATGGAAGAGCAGCTGGCAATCTTAGGACANNGGACAGCTTCAGACAACAATGAGTGGATCAGAAGCAGCCACGAAGTATAAATCATTTTTAAATACTGCAGCTTCGGCTGGAGAGAAACTTGGTTTATCATTTGTGGATGCAAATAATCAGCTTCTGACTACTCCGGAAATTCTCCAAAAATTAAAGGATAAGTATGGCGAGACATTGGATGCTGTTGAGAAACAGGATATCAAGGCAGCATTTGGAACAGATGAAGCGGTTGCAATGATTGATTTGCTTTATAACAATATCGACGGACTTACAAGTGGAATCGACAGCCTGGCATCCAGCATGAAGCAGGGAGTCAGTGTGACAAATGAAATGGCGGAGGCTATAGACAACACTCCGGAAAGAAATTTCGAAGTTTTAAGGCAGAAGATACATAACAATGCAGAGGAACTTGGAAAGAATCTTCTGCCAGTTGTAAATAACACACTTACAAAAGTAAATGATCTTATAGACAAAGGTTCGGAGTTGATTGCAAATAACCAGCAGACAGTGCAGAGCATCATGAATATAGCATTGCGGTTGGGAATTATGCTTGTCGTGATCGGTACCGTAGTAGGTGCGATCGGAACGATTGGAAAAGCGGTCTCCGGTGTCAGTGCAGCCATTAAGACAGCAAGGCTTGTCTGGCTGGCATTTAATACAGTATTTGCAGCAACTCCGATAGGATGGATTGTGATAGCGATTGTTGGATTGATAGCAGCATTTGTCCTGCTATGGAATAAATCTGAAGCGTTTCGAAATTTCTGGATCGGATTATTTGACCAGATCAAAGGAAGTGTCACACAGGCATGGGAAACATTACAGCCAGCACTACAAAATGTCGGTCAGAAATTTATGGAACTTTATGAGGCAGCAAAGCCTATACTGGAGATTATTGCATTGATCGCAGGTGTTGT